TTAGGTAAACAATATAAAATTATTGATAATATAGTTGGTGTAACATCTAAATCTGAGACATATTTAATTCAAGAAGTGCAAGATGAAAAGTATGAGTTATTATTTGGAGATGGAACATTTGGTAAAAAATTAGAAGATGGTTCACAGATTACAGTTCAATATGTTATAACATCTGGAAAAGATGGAAATGGGCCTAGAGTATTTACATTTGCTGGTAGTTTTACTGATAAAGATCCAGCAACATCTATTACACCACCAAGTGTTGTTGTACCTACATCACCACCTTCAATTGATGTAATACAGGCTGCCTCTAATGGAGGTGATATTGAGTCATTAGACTCTGTTAAGTATTTTGCACCTAGACTTTATTCTGCTCAGTACAGGGCGGTTACAGCAAGGGATTATGAGTCAATAATACAGACTGTGTATCCAAATACAGAAAGTGTATCTGTCGTTGGTGGTGAAGAATTAGATCCACCACAATTTGGCACTGTACTTATTACAATTAAACCAAAAAACGGTGAATTTGTTTCTGACTTTGATAAAACACAAATTTTGCAGAAATTAAAAAGTTATTCTTTAACTGGTATTAATCAAAAAATAGTTGACTTGCAAGTTCTATATGTTGAGGTTGAATCATTTATTTACTACAATTCAACTGCAGTTGCAAATGTAAATGACTTGAATACTAAAATTACTACAGCTCTGAATACTTATTCAAACTCTGGTGATGTTAACCGTTTTGGTGGTAGATTCAAATACAGTAAGGTATTAAACGTGATTGATAATATTGATAATGCAATAACATCAAATATTACAAGAGTCAAGATTAGAAGAAATTTGAATGCACTATTGAATCAATTTGCACAGTATGAATTATGTTTTGGTAATCAATTCAATGTTAAACCGGGTGGATTAAACATTAAGAGTACAGGATTTAAGATTCAAGGTAATAGTAATACTGTTTATATCACCGATACTCCAAATACGGATATGGAAACGGGTGTTATATCAATTGTAAGAAAAGATGAACAAACAGGAACAAATGTAGTAGTTATTAAATCTGCTGGAACAGTTGATTACATTAAAGGTGAAGTTAATTTAACAACAATCAATATAACTGAAACTGAAAGGATCAACAATATTGTTGAGGTTCAAGCATTTCCAGAATCTAATGATGTCATAGGATTACAAGATTTATACTTGGATTTTAACATTCCAAATAGTTCCATAAATATGGTTAAAGATACTATTACATCCGGTGAACAAATCTCTGGTGTTGGATACAAAGTAACATCATCTTATTCTAATGGAGAATTAAACAGGTCATAAAATGATAGGAACTGGAATCGAAAAGCGTATACAAGTTCAACAAGTTATAGAAAGTCAACTTCCTGAGTTTATTGTCTCAGAAAGTCCAAAGACTGTAGACTTTTTAAAGCAGTATTATATTTCGCAAGAACATCGTGGAGGTGTTGTAGATTTAAGTGACAATTTAGATCAATATCTAAAATTAGATAATCTTACTCCAGAAGTTATAGTTGGTGTAACTACTTTAACTAATACTATTAATACTTCTGATGATATAATCACAGTATCATCAACGAAAGGTTTTCCGAATGAGTATGGCCTTCTTAAAATAGATGATGAGATAATAAGTTATACAGGCATTACAACAAATACATTTACTGGATGTATAAGGGGTTTCAGTGGCATAACATCCTTTACTGATGCTAATAATCCGGGTGAATTGGTATTTGCATCAACCACTACTAATAATCATACATCTGGTGTTGCAGTTAATAACTTAAGTGTACTATTTTTACAAGAATTTTATAAAAAAGTTAAATCATCATTAACTCCGGGGTTGGAAGATACCAAATTTGTCTCACAAATAGATGTAAGTAATTTTATTAAAGAATCAAAATCCCTTTATCAGTCAAAAGGAACTGCAGAATCATTCCGTATTTTATTTAATGTTTTATATGGTGTTACTCCTAAAATCATCGATTTGGAAGATTTTCTCATTAAACCATCTGGTGCTGAATTTATTCGTAGAGAAATCGTTTTAGCTGAGGTTATAACTGGTGATCCAAATAAATTGCTAGGTCAAACAGTAACTAAATCAACCGATTCACAAACAAATGCATCTATATCTGAAGTAGAAATAGTTACAAGAAATAGAAAAAGTTATTATAAATTAAGTCTATTTGTTGGATATAATGATAGAAGTGGTATAAACGGAACATTTACTATACCCGGTAAATCAAAAGCAATAGGTAATGTGTCTGCAGGGTCTTCTGTAATCACTGTTGACTCCACTGTAGGATTTGGAACTTTTGGTAAAGTTATATCTGGTATTAATACAGTCACTTACACTGATAAGACTGTAAATCAGTTTTTAAACTGCACTGGAATCACAACAGAAATTTCTACTACTGATGATGTTAGATCAGATGAATTTATATTTGGATATGAAGATGGAGACCTTACCAAAAAAGTAGAACTGAGAATTACTGGTGTCATATCTAATTTTGAATTATTACCATCAAATACATCAAGTGTAACGACTGAAGGTGAATTAATCTCAGTAAAAAATCTTGGTGAAGTTGTTCCAAACCCACCAACAAAGACAAAAAAAGAAGTATTTTTTAATTCGTGGATTTATAATACTGCTTGTACTTTCCAGATTGATCAATTTAACACAGTTGGTTCTGGTGGTGCAGATATTAATTTAAGCACAGATAGTATTGACAAGTCAAATTTAAAAATAGGTGATAAAGTTAATATTATAAGAAGAGGTGGAGCTCAACAAGTTGAAGTTGTTGGTGCAGGAGTTTCAGCTATATTGTCAAATAGTCAGATATTTCTAGATAATGTTCCATCAACTTTTTCTCCATTACCAGATGTTGAATATGATATTCGCAGACAATTGGATAGAGCATTTAGTTCTACATCACAATTACAGTATGGAAATAATGTTATTACATCAAATGTTCAAAATACTTACAATGATAATGATAATCAATACTATGTAGCCTCATCATCTTTACCATCATATGATATACAAGAGGCAGTTTTTAAAAGTATATTACCAGATACTGTAGGCACTGATTTACAGGGTTTCAGTAATATAACACAAAAATTTTCAATTATATCATTTCCATCTAATACTAGGTTTAGAACTGGTGATGCAGTATTTTACAAACCAAAAAATCCTAATTTAATATTAGGAGGATTAGAGGAAGGTGTGTACTATGTTGAGAGACTAACACCTAATAATCAAATAAAAATATACGCTTCTAGATCATTTATTCCATCATCTGATAATCTTGAATTTACGTCTGGAAATATAGTTGTTGGTGTTGCAACATCTGCAATACAAGGAATAAGCACTATTAAACTTGATAGTGTTGATGGTATACAGATAGAGGATACAATCACAAATGGAAATATCAATAATTCTGGCATATCAACTATAACTGCAGTAGATACATCCACAAATATTGTTACAATTAGTGGTGTTACCACCAGTATGATACTTAGTGGAGAAAAGGTAACGATATCAGGTGAGCACAGTTTTGTTCTTCTTAGACATAAAAATGAACAAATAGGTGTTCAAAAAATACTAAAAAAATTTCCTGCAGATGCAAACATTGAATCTGGAGAATCCACTTTAACAGAACCCGGTTCCACTGGTATTTTAGTAAATGGTGTTGAAATCACAAATTACAAATCAGAAGATAAAATTTATTATGGGCCACTATCAAACGTAAAAGTATTGAATGGTGGTGATAATTTTGACATAATTAATCCACCATTAACTGTGATACCTCAAGTGGGATCTGGTATCACTGCTTTGATGAGACCTGTTTTACGAGGATCATTAAAAGAAATATTGGTTGATCAGCAAGATTTTGATATTGAAAGGGTATTATCCATTACTATTAGCGGTGGTAATGGAACTGGTGCTGTTTTAGATCCAGTTGTCCGTAAAAGACATAGAGAGTTATCATTTGATGGTAGAAAAACATCGGTAAGAGGTGGTGTTGATGTTTCTTTTGATCAAATAATTTTTGACACTCCTCATAATCTATTAAATGGTGAAGCTTTAGTATATGACAAAAATGATAATGAACCTTTAGGAATAGGCACATCTGGTGGATCTAATCTAGATCAAAATAAATTCTTATCTGATGGATCGGTCTATTATGCAGAGGTTATTGGTATTTCATCTGTTAAGTTATATGATAATATTAACGATTTTAATGCAGGAATAAATCCAGTTGGATTTACCACTATTAATACTCAGGGAACACACAAATTTAAAACTTTAGAGAAGAAAAATTTCTTAAGATCGGTTGTTATTGAAGATGCTGGAACTAATTATGAAAATCGAAAACTACTTGTAAACCCAACCGGTATTTCAACCATTGAAAATACAATTAATTTTAATAATCATGGATTTAAAAATGGTGAATTAATTACCTATACTTATGAGTATGGTGGAACAGGTATGGCAGGTGTAAGCACATCCATACAATATAAAGTTATCCCATTAGATAATGATACATTTAGGATTGCTCATGCAGGTATTGGTGGTACAGATAGTAGTTTCTATGATAGAGGAGAATACGTTAAAATAGGGTCAGCAGGGACTGGTAAACAAGAATTTGCATATCCTTTAATTGAATTGACTGTTAAAGCAGTATATTCTCCAACCACATTTACCCGTAATGGAGATTTAGTTGTAACACCTATTGTTAGAGGATCTATAATAGATAATTACCTTTATGAGGCAGGAACTAATTATGGTTCAGAGATCTTAAACTTTGAAAAGAAACCCGGAATTGTTGTTCAAAATGGAAAACAGGCAGAGGTAAAAGCTATTGCATCAAAAGGTAAAATAATATCAATGGATGTAAGATTTGGTGGTAAAGAATATTTTTCTCCACCAGATGTTGATTTAGTTGGTGTTGGAACTGGTGTTGGTGCTAGATTTAGACCAGTTATAGACATTTCGACTGGTAAAATAACAGAAATAAAAATAATTAATGCAGGTATTGGATACACTGAAGCTCCTGTGGTCAGAATTAAACCTGCAGGAACTGGACAAATTTTTGAACCATTTGTAAGACAACTTACAGTTAATAATTTGGAAAGATTTGATGATGAAATTTTACTGAAAGAATCCGAAACAAATCTCCAATACGCTGTTGTCGGTTACAATACATCATTGTATTCAACAGAATTTAATGATCCAGAATCTATCACTGGACACTCTCCAATAATAGGTTGGGCATATGATGGTAATCCAATATATGGGCCATATGGTTATTCTGATCCTAAAGACGAAAATTCTTC